CCAGGCCCCTCCCGAGCCCCTAGCGCCCCCCGAAGGCCCCACGTGGCGACACATGGCCACCGCCGGCCTGCTGCTGCTGGGGCTGGTGGTGCTGCTGTTCTTCATCCCGTGACTGCCACCTGACGAGGCCCCTGAGCAAGGCCGAAAGGGGAGCCTAGGGCGCCCCTAGTGGTAGCTCGCCTGTGGACGGCGGTTCACAAAAGGGCGTACTAACGCATGAACCGAGACGGTGTTCCCCGCGTCCTATGCATAGCGCATTGCGTCCTACGCATGGCCCCAGGGTGTAACCCTAGGTACTCGGCCAAACTCAACTAAAATCTGCCCGAATGGGCTAACTCGGATGATCCTTGCGTAGCCGACAGGCTTAGAGGATGGTCCGCCCGCTAATGCGTATCAGCGGTGGGCTGATAGCTAGCCGGGAGTGGGGAGTTCAGGACATGTTAGATTGCGGATTATTGTGCAGGCGCGAAGGCGGCCTTGAAATTGTCCCAGTCGTGGGACATACAGGTGCCGCCCTAACTACGGAGGCCGATTTTGACCGACCTAAGAGCCGCCCAGAAGCTCATGCGCATAATCGACGAATTTCAGAAGATCGACCCTGGGATGCCCCTGGGGTGTGTGGACGTATTTCTTCAGGTGATGGCCCTGAACCAACCTTCAGGACAGGAGATTGCCGACGCTGTGGGCGCTTCGCGCTCGACTGCTTCCCGGCATACGCAAGAGCTATCGGCGTTCCGGGACGGCCATCGGATGAGACAGCCGGGCCACGGCCTGATTGAGGGCCACACCGACCCGCTGAACCGCTCTCAGAAGCGCTTCCGGCTGACCCACAAGGGCCGCGAGTTGGCCAACCTGCTGACCCGCATCATCAACGCCTAAAGACGAGGATCGTCCATGGCCATTCGCGAGCGCGGAAGCGCATTCCAGGTGTCGGTGACGGTCGCCGGCAAGCGCTACCGCCGAGACTTCCCCAACCGGATCGAGGCGCAGCGGGCCGAGCTAGACGCCCAGGAGGCCGGAAAGGTCGGGGAGCCGCCGCCCTGGGCGGCCCCCAAGGAGCCCGGCGAACTGGCCCCTAGCGCTACCTGGGAAGACGTTCTGAAGGCCAGTCAGGAGAGCGACTGGGCGCGCGCCAGGACCGGCCACGCCATGTACCTCACCGCCAAGGGGGTGATCGAGATGATCGGCCCCAAGACGCGGCCCTCGGCGCTGACCGAGGCAACCCTCGAAAAGTACGTGGAAGACCTCTACCGCCAGGGCAACGTCGGGACCACGATCAACCGCAAGCTATCGCTGCTGCTGACCCTGTGCAAGCGGGCGGTGCGCAAGAAGCTGATTTCGGCGCCGCCCAAGATGCCCTGGCAGAAGGGCAACACGATGCGGATGCGCTACTTCAGCCGCGCGGAGGAGGCCGCAACGATCAAGTTCTTCCGGGACGCGGGGGAACACGTCATGGCCGATCTGGTCTGCGTTGGGTTCGACACGGGGGGGCGCCGCGGGGAGCTTCTGGCCCTGACCGCTGCGGACCTCAAGGACGACGGAGCTACGGTCAAGCTGACCACCTTCAAGGGCGGCAAGCGGTCCCGTCTGGTGCCCCTCCCAGCGCGCGCCAAGGGCATCCTTCAGGCCCGCGCCGGGGTTCACCCGACAGGCCGGCTGTTCCCTATCAAGGGCGCCCGCGTGTCGCACATTTGGGAGCGCATGCGGGACTACACCGGCCACGATCAAGACGCCGAATTCGTGTTCCACTGCGTCCGGCACAGCTACGCTTCGCGCCTCGTCCAGGCGGGCGTGTCCATCCAGGCAGTGCAGAACCTCCTGGGCCACGTCAATATCTCGATGACGATGCGCTACGCGCACCTCTCGCCGGACAACCTCAAGGCCGCCGTGGCTGCCCTTGAGGCCGCGGGCACAGGCACGGGCGCGTGCCCCGAGCCTGTTGTGGTCCCGTAGGCGGGACTGAAAAACCCAGGCGCACCCTCATGTCTGGGCACATGGACGCCCATATACAGGGCATATAGGAACAACCCATGAACGGGACGGTCGGGAGCGCTGCGGCGCCCTGGCCGGCCCTTTTTTGGTGCCCGAAGTCTCCCACGGATGGGATGGCAGGGCACAGGCGGCCGAATAAACCCCTCACTAAGACCGGAACCACGGAGATACGCATGCAGGATCACCCGAGGATGGCTGACCAGATCGCGCTGGAGCAGGAGATGCGGACGCTCGGCATCGAGCGCTTCCGGGATCAGGTCCAGAAGTCCAAGGACTACGGGCAGGAGACTGAGAAGGGCGCCGTGAGGCGGCTGCTGGGAGAGAAGGCCCCGGCCTTGGTTGACGGCATCAAGGCGTTCCTAGCGGGCAGCGGGACTGTGGGGCGCCGCCATGCGGCCCTGCGCTACCTGCGCCCGCCTGCGATTGAGCCCGAGACCATCGCCCTGATTACCCTGCGCGCTGTCCTTGATCGCCTCCATGCTCTGCCAACACATCAGAAGGTGTGCGGTGCGATAGCTGGCATGATCGAGGACGAGTTGCACTTCCGCCACTTCGCCGCGCTGGAAAAAGCCGCTGTCAAGCTAGCGAAGGTTATTGATGAGCGCCGCCCCAACCTGTTCGACCGAGCGCAGGACATCGCCACCAAGAACACCTCGAACATCAAGCAGCGGCGTCGCCAGATGCGGAAGGCCGCGGACGCCGCCGAGGTGGTATGGGTGGACTGGGACGAGCGGACCAACATGCTGGTGGGCTCCGCTCTGATTGAACTGTTGATCGAGACCACCGGGCTGGTGTTCAAGTACCAGCCACCGAACGACCCAGGGTCGAAGCTGCGGCCCCCGTTGGAGCTACACGGCACCGATGAGGTGTTGGAGTGGATCAGGGTGGAGAACAAGGCGTGCGAGGCCCTGGCCCCGCTCTACCTCCCCACGGTGGTCCCGCCGAAGCCCTGGACCTCGCCCCTCAGTGGTGGCTACTACGGCCGCGCGGTGCGCTCCGTGCGCCTGATCAAGGGCGCCAAGCGGGAGTACCTGGAGGAGCTGGAGGGCTGCGACCTGTCCCGCGTCTACAGCGCGCTGAACGCCGTCCAAGGCACCGCCTGGGCTGTCAACGCCTCGGTGCTGAATGTCCTGCTGGAGATGGTTGAGACGGCCGAGAGGTACGTTGACGCCGGCCAGCAGGCCCCGGAGTGGTTCCCGCTGCCCCGCCTGGACAAGATGCCGATCCCCGACCGCCTGCCAGACCTGGAAGGCATCCCCGCCGACAAGCGCACCCCGGAACAGGTGGCCCGCCTGGGCCAGCGCAACCAGGACGCCCGCACCGCCCACAAGGAGAACGCCACCGCCATAGGCCGCCGCCTGGAACTCTCCCACACCATCTGGGCAGCCTCCAGGATGCTCGCCGAGGCCCCGTTCTACATGCCCCACAACCTCGACTTCCGGGGCCGCATCTATGCGATCCCGAACGGGCTCAACCCCCAGGGCAGCGATCTCCAGAAGGCCCTCTTGCGCTTCCACAAGGCCGTCCCGATCAAGACCGCGACCGATGCCCGGTGGCTGGCCGTCCACGTGGCCAACTGCTTCGGCATCGACAAGGTATCGATGGTCGAGCGCGAGCGCTGGGTGTACGCCAATGAGGCGGCCATCCTGGCATCCGCCGAAGACCCCATGGAGAACACCTTCTGGGCTCTGAAGGGTGACAAGAAGGCCAAGTGGTGCGCCCTGGCCGCCTGCTTCGAGTGGGCCGGGTTCCGCCGGGTCGGCTACGGCTTCGAGAGCACCATAGCCGTTGCCATGGATGGCTCCTGCAACGGCATCCAGAACTTTTCCGCGATGCTCCTGGACGAGAAGGGGGGCCGGGCCGTCAACCTGGTCCCCTCGGACAAGCCCAGCGACATCTACGGGATCGTCGCCGCGGAGGTCCAGAAGCTAGTCGACCGGGACGCCTTCGAGGGTGAGAGCGAGACCCAATACCTCGCCCAGGGTTGGTCTCAGGGCATGGTCACGCGGCACGTGGTCAAGCGCAACGTGATGACGATGCCCTACGGCTCCCAGCAGTACGGCTTTGGCGAGCAGATCCACGACGATATCCTGATGCCGTGGAAGCGGGACGCCGCGCTGGGCAAGGTCGTGGCGTTCCCCTGGAAAGCCACCTTCGCCCCCTCCCGGTATCTCGCCAAGCACGTCTGGGCGGTGGTGCAGGAGGAGGTTCAGGCCGCCGCCCTGGCCATGGATTGGCTGCGCCGGGCGGCTACCAAGGTGTCCGCTGAGGGGTTCCCGGTGCGCTGGACAACCCCGATGGGGCTCCCCGTGCAACAGGTCTACAACAAGAGCACCTCTGAACAGTTTGAGACCACCTACGGCGGCACGTCACTTCGCATCCGCATCGGGGTGGATGAGAAGGACAAGGATGGCATGCCGGTCTTGGATACCAAGAAGCAGTCCAGCACGCTGCCACCGAACTTCGTTCACTCCCTGGATGCCAGTCACATGATGCGGACAGTGGGCGCCGCAGCCGCAGATGACATAGAGGACTTCGCCCTGATCCACGACAGCTACGGCACCCATGCGGGCAACACCCAGCGCCTCGCCGACCACATCCGGGCAGAGTTCGTCCGCATGTATTCCGAGGCGGACATCCTGGCCAACCTGAAGGCAGAGCTGGAGGCTCAGAGCGGGCTCACCCTCGACGCCCTTCCCCCTAAGGGCACCCTGGACCTACAACAGGTGCTGCAATCTGCCTATTTCTTTGCCTGAAGTGTCCCACGGATGGGACACTAACCGCTTGATCCCCTAGGCAAATTCCTGTCTAGCCGATATATCCCTCACTAAGATCTCGAAACGGTCAACCCCAGGAGACCCCAATGTCGATCTCGAACCAGACCCTCATGCTCGACGCGACGGCCACCACCATCCGCGAGCAGCTGGCCGCCGTGGCCAAGCTCCAGGGCGACACCCTGTTGGCCAACCGACTGATCGGTGACGCGCTGATCGCCGCGAAGGATCTCCTGGACAAGACCACCGACGAAGACGGCAAGGCCCAGAAGGGTGCCTTCGGCGAGTGGTGTGAGGCCCAGGGCTTCGGCTTCAGCCGCCAGTGGCGCGCTCTGCTGATGTCCCTCTCGGCCAACTGGAAGGCCATCGAGAAGGCCATGGCCAAGACCGGCCCGGTGAAGTCCGTTGAGAAGGCGGTCGCACTGGTCAAGCCGGCCCCCATCGCCAAGGCCGAGCAGCCCAAGCTGCTGGCACTCCTAGCCGAGGCCGAGAGTGGCGATGAGGACGCCCAGAAGAAGCTGGACCGTGAGGCCAAGAAGCACCGCGTGACCCCCGAGACGTTCCAGGAGAAGCTGGACAAGATCAAGGAGCGCCAGGCGGCGGCACCGAAGGAGACCCCAGAGGACACCATCGCCAAGCTGACCGCGCAGATTTCCCAGCTCCTCGACCTCTTGCAGGCCCACGGCATCGAGCCGGGGGACCGCTTCGCCCAGCCCAAGATCCTCACGGGTGGTGAGGGTGCGCCCGAGGTGGCCGCGTGAGCGACCGCCCCTGGACCATCCGGTACTACAAGCGCATTGAGGATGGGTATGGCTTTGATCACGTGCTCACGGACAACGCGGCCGAAGCCGCAGAGGCCGAGTTCTCCATCGCCCACGGCCCCATCTCGGTGATCCTTAGGGTGCCAACTCCAGACGGAACCTCCATGAAGATCCTGAGGGCGCTTGAGGCAGCCTTCCGGGGCGGCCGGCACCTCCAAGCCGCGCTCTTGCGGGAGGCCCTCCACCCTCACCCCTAGCGCACCTGTCCAGTCTGACTTGACACCAGAGGCCCTGTCCTAACCCGGCGGGGCCTTTTCCATTTCCACCATCAGCCCGCGCAAAGCCGAGCGCCGCCGGGCAGGGAGAACCCATGTCCAAATTCAAGGTTGGCGACAAGGTCCGCTGCATCACTTGGGCAGATGCCCCCCTCCACCCGTTGGCCATCTACACCGTGGTCGAGGCTGGCGGCGACTACCTCGACGTGGAGAACAAGGCCAAGCGGCGCTTCTATGGCTGGGAAAAGCCCCGCTTCGAGCTGGTCAATGCGCCCGCCCCGGCCATCCCCGGCCGCTTCGTGGTGGTCTCCGAGGAGAACGTGGGGCGCCTCCACCCGAAGGCCCACGCACTGACCTCCGCCGGCAGCAACCTCTTCACCACCAAGGCGCAGGCCGTAGAGGTGGCCAAGTCCCGCGCCTTCTCCCGCAAGGAGCCCTACGTGGTCCTCCAGGTGGTCGCCGAGGTGGCCGTGGAGGTGATCCCCGAAATCGTCAACGTCACCGTGAAGGAGATCTGAGCCATGGCCTGGACCGCCGAGAATGAGCGCTGGCGCTCCCTCGACCTCGAACTGTACGCCAACGCTGTACGCCGGTCGGTGGATGGCTCTGGCGTCCAGCACCGCCTGGCCGCCGAGCGCCGGGCCATCGCCAACGCACCCTGGGAGACCACCAAGTGAGTGCCAGCTACCGCGTTCCGGTCTACCCAGGCCACCCCCAGACGGCCCTGGAAGCACGCCTGATGCGCCCCTTGGGGACCGTCCTGGCCCCCGAGCCGTGCTTCAGGGAACTCCACTTCGCCAGCGGTGTCGTGCTCCAGCTCGGCATGCGGATCGAGGATGGGGAGAAGGTCGATCCCTACAACTTCACTGTCCTGAAGCGCCTCGTCTTCGTCTTCGGGGGCGACCCGGCGGACCTCGCCACCATCCCCAGCTTCGAGCCCCACAAGGAGGCCACCAAGTGAGCATCTTCAACCGCGACCTGATGGCCAACGCCCCCAGCAAGGCCATCGCTGGCGCCTCCCTGGTCCTCGCGGACAAGCTCCAGGCGTTCCCCAAGGCGCACCAGCCGCTCGCCGTGGCGGCCCTCTTCCACATCCTGTGCGAGGAGTACGGGCTGTCCGGAGCCGACGTGCTGACCATGGCGGGCAACGTCACGGCCACCACCCTGTTCAAACCTAATGTTGCGTTTGAGGGGCTCCGCCTCTACGTCCGCAACGAACTCCTGAAGGGAGCCTGAGACATGGCCGCACAGTTCAAGGAAGGGGACCGCGTCCGGTTCATCAAGGATACGGGCGGCTGGGCCGAGATCGGCGACACCGGCACGATGGCCCTAGACCCCCTCCCCGCCTATGACGGCCAGCTCGCTGTCCAGGTGGACTTCAAGGGCCACATGGGCGCCTTCGGGGGCCTGTACTTTGGCGGCTCCAACATGAGCTTGGATGGTGCCATCGAGCACCTTCAGGCGCCAGACCCCGAGGAGATCTGACCCATGATGAACTCCTCAGGTTTCTCTTGCAGCTACCGCCCGGTGTTCTGGGCGCCCACCAGCGAAGAGAAGCGCTATCTGATCCTCCGGTCCTTCCTGAAGCGCAAGCCCAAGGAGCGCACCAAGGGTCAACCCTACGCCAACGTCAAGCACACCCGGATGGTGACTGCCTCGGGTGTGCCCCTGGCGGCTGCCGGGATCACCCCGCTGGACCTCAAGTCGGGCGTCCGCATGGTCTACCTCCACCCGACCAAGGGTTGGCGTAGCCGTTTCGTGGCGGGCTTCTGATGGCTGCCAAGTACCGCATCAGGCGGCTCCTGGATGGCCGCTACATGGTCGATGAGAACTACCGCCCGCGTTGGCTCCCCGCCGACTGGTGGCCCGAGCGTTGCGAGAGCACCTATGCCGCCGCGCTCGCCTTCGTTGACGTGCTGATCGAACGGGCCAAGCCAAAGCCGCCGCCCAACGTGATCAGCGTCTTTGACAGCACCGGCAACCGCATCCGCTGATCCCCCTAGGGCCCCCCGTCAAGTCCACTTGACATGACTTCACGGGCGGCCCGCCTCCCCATCATCCCATCCATAGGATTGTCCCATGTCATCAGCTCTCTCGCGGGCCATGGACTACTGGCAGGCGGGCCGCCCCGTTCCCCGCAATCTCGCCGCGGAGCTGCTCGCGGACGGCGAAGACCTCCCAGCGCTCCAGCGGTTCCACCTGAAAGTTGCCCATGGCCGCTCCCAAGCGCCCCGTCTACCCGAAATTCATCAGCCCGAAGGCTAGCTTCGTCTGGCCGAAACTCGACGAGCCGGACTACAAGTTCGCCGCCGAGGGCAAGTATGAGGTCAAGATCAACCTGGAACTGGCCGACCCGGTCACCCAGGCGTTCCTGAAGAAGCTCCAGCCGCACTACGACGCGGCCATCGTGTCCACCAAGGAGGAGTACAAGGCCCTCCCGGTGGCGAAGCGCAAGGAGCTGGAAGCCCAGCGCGGCGGCTTCTCCACCCGCCCGCTCTACAAGACCCTCTATGATGAGGAGACCGAGAAAGAGAACGGCCTGATCCAGTTCTCGTTCTCGATGAAAGCCTCGGGCATCTACCGCGGCGGCAAGAAGGAAGGACAGACCTGGACGCGCAAGCCGGTCCTGTTCGACGCCGCCGGCAAGCCGATGCTGAAGGCCCCGAAGATCTGGAACGGCACCGTGGGCAAGGTCGGCTTCGAGGCCGCCCCGAGCTTCATGCCGAAGGACGGCCAGGGCGGCCTCAAGCTCTACCTGACCAGCGCCCAGATCATCGAGCTGCGCAGCGGCGGTGAGCGCTCGGCCTCCGACTACGGCTTCGGCGCCGAGGACGGCTACTCCCACGAGGACAGCGACGATGACCGCGTCGAGCAGGCCGAGGAGAGCTTCAGCGACGAGTCCGGTGGCGACGCTGGCGACATGGATGGCGCTTTTTAGTCCGTGACCCAAGCGCAGGCTCACATCCTCGACAACGTGTTTCAGACTAGCTGCGGCTGCTGGTTGTGGTTGGGCTCCATAGGCACCCACGGCTACGGCATCCTTGGCCGGAAGCTGGCCCACCGGGAGGCCCACGAGGAGTTCAACGGGCCGATCCCGGAAGGCTACCAAGTGGACCACCTGTGCCGGGTGCGGACCTGCGTCTCCCCCGCCCACCTTGAAGCCGTCACCCAGCAGGAGAACCTGCTACGGCAGGGGCTCGCGCAGCCCACACGTAACCCAACCGGCTATCGCGGGGTGACCCGCAATGGCAAGGGCTGGCTGGCCCGCCTGAAGCGACGCGGCAAGGACATCTACCTGGGCACCTACCCAACCCCAGAAGAGGCCCACCAGGCCCGCGAAAGCCACCTACGTGCCAACCCGTAACCCCCTCACCCAACAGGAGGCCGCACTAAAGCACGGCTTCCGATCCGGCCTTGAGGAAGAAGTCGCAGCGTACCTCCAGCAGGAGGGCGTGGACTTCGCCTATGAAGAGCTGGTGCTCCCCTACGTCAAGCCCGAGAAGAAGCACAGGTACACACCGGATTATCTGCTCCACAACGGCATCGTCTTGGAGACGAAGGGCCGCTGGGTCACAGCAGACCGCCAGAAGATGGCGCTGATCAAGGCCCAGTATCCAGATCTGGATATCCGTATGTGTTTCAACAACCCCAACGCCCGCATCAGCAAGGGCTCGCCGACCACCTACGCGATGATTTGCCTAAAGCTGGGCATCCCCTTCTGCGCCAAGAAGCCGCCCCTAGCGTGGCTCCGGGAGCCCGTGAACGAGAAGTCCCAGGCCGTCGTGATGGCGCTGCTCACGCCCCGGAAGGCGGTGAAGAAGTGACCCGAAACGGCACCAAGGTTGACCTCCTGGTCGCCCACTGCTCGGCCACCCGGCCCTCCCAGGACATCGGCGTCGCGGAGATCCGCTCGATGCACCGCAAGCTGGGCTGGTTCGACATCGGCTACAACTTCGTGATCCGCCGCAACGGCGTGATCGAGGTCGGCCGCGACATCAACCGCGACCCGTGCCACATCGGCGACAGCGGCCCCGGCCTGAACCGGCGCTCCATCGGCGTCTGCATGGTGGGTGGCGTGGACGAGCGGGGCATCCCGGCCCCGACCTTCACGGCCCCCCAGCTAGACGCCCTGCGCGAACACCTGGACGGCCTGGCCAAGGGCTACGGCATCACCGACGAGAACATCCTGGGTCATAACGATTGCATCCGCCTGGCCCGCCTAGGGCACTGGGGGAAACGCGTCGCGGCCCCCGCCAAAGCCTGCCCGTCGTTCGTCTTCCGCCACTGGTGGGAGACCGGCGAGGTGGTGCCCTTCCGATGACCATCGCAGACGCCGCCAACCTCTTGTTCATCGCGTGGCTACTGTTCCCGGTCTACCTCGCGCTCTTCACCAACTGACCCCCAACCAATCCTTGCGCGGCCCCTGAGGTTCCCCCTCGGGGGCCAGTGCGCACCTCACCGCGGCGCTGCCGCTTCCCATTGAGACAAGGAGTTAACCCCCCCATGGCCCAGAAAGCCTCCCTCTTCGCACACCTCCAGCGCGGCGAGACCATCACCCAGCTCGAAGCCCGCCACGTCTACGGGATCGAGCGCCTGGCCTCCCGTATCGAAGAGCTGCGCCGGGACGGCCACGACATCGTCTCGACCGAGAAGACCGATGCCAAGGGCAAGCGCTACGTCCAGTACAGCCTGGTCCTGCGCGACCGCAACGGCAAGCGCAAGGCGGTCTGATCATGGCCCAGCGCACGGGCTACCGCGTGGACATTGAATGGGTCATGCGGGAGCAGGGCTATCACCTGCTGATCCGTGACGGCGAGTTCGCCATCCACTTCACCCGCGAGCGCCATCCACCTGGCGCGGAGTTCCCCCGCTCGGCCATTATGTCGATGGATGAGCTGGACCTGCGCCAGATCGCGGACCAGTTCTTCGCCGCCTTCGAGCGCGTGGGCATCCGCCCCTCGACCAATGCCGGCGAGATCCGGCGGCTGGAGGAGCACCGCGACGACATGCGGAAGATCGCCTTCAAGCTGCTGGACGAGACCGCCTGATGGCCGCGGGCGCTGTCCTCCTGACGCTGTCCCTGAAGTCCAACCGGACGGCGCTCACCTCCACCTTCATCCCCTCCACCGACGTGGATGCGACCGTGGCGGCCCTCCAGGCGTCCTACCCATCGGACACCTCGGGCCTCTTCACGGTCACCCTCACGCCCCTCCCAAACCCGGAGCCCGAAGCATGATCACCCCCCTGCTCATGGCCATCGCGGTCATCCCCCTGGGGATCTTCCTAGGCGAATACCTGTACCGGCGCTTTGACCGAGCATTCTGAGAGCACGCTGATCAGCAAGGGGAGCTGCGACAACTGCGGCTCCTCCGACGCCAACGCCCTGTACAGCGACGGGCATTCCCACTGCTTCTCCTGCGGCGCCTACACCCACGGCGAGGGCTCCCAGGGGGGCACCCCAGCAACCCCCAAGAACAAAGACCTCGTCCACCCCGGCGAGTTCAAGCCCAACCACAAGCGCAAGCTGTCGCTGGAGACGGTGAAGAAGTGGGGCTACACGGTCGGCACCTACGCCGGCCAGGTGGTCCAGATCGCCACCTCCCGCGACGACAGCGGCGCCCCCATCGGCCAGAAGATCCGCTTTCCCGACAAGACCTTCCTCCAGAAGGGGGACTACGGCAAGCGCTTCTACGGCCAGCACCTCTGGCGCACCGGAGGACGCAAGCTGGTCATCACCGAGGGAGAGCTAGACGCCCTCTCGGTCTCCCAGATGCAGAGCCACAAGTGGCCCGTCGTGTCCGTCCCCACGGGCGCCGATGGTGCCGCCAAGGTCTTCCGCAAGAACATTGAATGGCTGGAGAGCTTCGAGGAAGTCATCCTCATGTTCGACCAGGACGATGTTGGCCGCGCTGCCGCTGAAGAGTGCGGCCTGCTACTGTCCCCCGGCAAGTGCAAGGTCGCCTACCTGCCCCTGAAGGACGCCTCGGACATGCTCCAGGCCGACCGTGGGGCGGAGATCGTCAACGCCATCTGGGATGCCAAGCCCTTCCGCCCGGATGGCATCGTCAACGGCAATGAGCTGTGGGACTTGGTGTCCGAGCCGGACGCCCACCCCGGCCTGCCATCTCCCTGGCCCTTCCTGGACGCCAAGCTGGACGGCCTGCGCCGCGGCGAGGTGACTACCTGGACAGCCGGCTCAGGCGTGGGCAAGTCCGCCCTGGTCACCGAGATCGGCTACCACCTCCACTCGCTCGGCGAGACGGTCGGCTGGCTGAAGCTCGAAGAGCCCATCAAGAGATCCGCTAGGGGCCTCCTCGGGATCTACCTTGGGCTGCCCCACAACCGTGTCCGAGAGGCGCCCCCGGACCAGCTCCGGGAAGCCTACGACGCCGTCCTAGGGACCGGCCGGATGTTCCTCTACGACCACTTCGGATCGACGGCCATGGAGAACCTCCTGGGCCGCATCAGGTTCCTGGTGGTCGGCTGCGGCTGCTCCCACGTCGTCCTCGACCACATCTCCATCGTGGTGTCGGGCATGGGAGAGGGTGACGAGCGCCGCCTGATCGACAACCTCATGACCAGCCTGGCCACCCTGGCGACCGAGCTGAACGTGGCCCTCCACATCATCAGCCACCTGACCCGCCCCAAGGGCGACAAGGGGCATGAGGAGGGGGCCGTCACCAGCCTGTCCCAGCTCCGGGGCAGCCACGCCATCGCCCAGCTCTCCCACAACGTCATCGGCGTGGAGCGGAACCAGCAGGGTGACAACCCGAACATCTCCACCATCCGCGTCCTGAAGTGCCGGGAGACCGGAGAGACCGGCATTGCCGGCTACCTCCGCTACGACCGGGAGACCGGCCGCATGGTCGAGCACACCCCCGAGGCCGAGCCGGCCTTCGAGGACGAAACGGACGCGCCCTTCTAAGGCCGCAACGCGGCGAAGACCACCCGTCAAGTCAACTTGACATCCACCTAGGGCGTCCTTCTACGCGCTTGCGCGCTGGGGGGCGCCCTTTTTGCTACTCCAGCGAGAGAGCGAGATGCCCACCGAAGACACCCCAACCCTGAAGCTCATCAAGGTCAGAGCCCTGACCGACGCCATGGGCCGAGCCAAGGCCCACCTCGAAAAGCACCCAGGACCAGGCGCCGCCCTAGACCTACAGCACCTGAAGCTACAGCGCGCCGAGCTGCTCGCCACGATGCCCCTGAGGCTGGTCGAGTGACCAGCGTCCCTATCACCCAACCCGCGGTGCTCCAGTTCAACCCCGCCGACTACGCACCGCGGCAGGCGTTCATCGCCGATACCGAGACCAACGGCCTCCTCGGCCTGGGCCTGAGCAAGATGCACTGCCTGGTGCTCATTGATCTGGTCACCAAGGAGGAACTGGAATTCTCCGACCAGCCCGGTGAGACCCCCATCGCCATGGGCCTCATGCTGCTGCGGCACGCCCGCCTGATCGTGGGCCAGAACTGGATACGATACGACGACCCGGTCATCCGCTTCCTGTACCCCGACTGGGACACAGGCGCCCGCATCATAGACACCCTGATCCTGTCAAGGCTTCTCTGGGGTGACCTCCGGGAGATCGACGCGGACAAGCGGAAGCGCGCCTTCGAGCGCATCGCCGAGGAGCAGAAGCTCTTCCCCCACCGGCCTCCCAAGAACCAGCCCTACGCGCTCCCTGGGAAGCTCACAGGCATGCACGGGCTCGAAGCCTGGGGCTACCGACTGGGGCACTTCAAGGGCGACTACGGGAAGCAGGAGAACGCCTGGGAGGTGTGGACCAAGGAGATGCAGGACTACTGCGTCCAGGACTGCCGCGTCACCCTGACCTTCTTCAACACGTGCCTGTCCAAGAAGCCCCTGCTGGCGGCTGTCGAGATGGAGCACGAATTCGCCGAGATCCTCGCATTCCAGGAGCGCCGAGGGTTCGCCTTTGATGAGCGCAAGGCGGTCAAGCTGCTAACCCAACTGGTGGCCAAGCGCGCCGCCCTGGAAGCCGAGCTGGCCGCCGCGGTGCCCCCCTGGTGGGCTCCGGTCAACCTCACCCCCTACGACAAGGCGAAGCCCAACGCCCCCAGGCCGCCCCGAGAGCGTGTCGTCAAGCGCACCATGCGCCGCAAGCGCCCCGACCTGGGGCCGAGCGTGATCGAGCACGTCGAGGCGGGCGCCATCTGGACGCCTGTGGAGCTGGTCGAGTTCAACCCCAAGTCCCGCCAACAGGTGGGCGAGCGCCTCCAGGCCCTCTATGGGTGGAAGCCGGCCGAGAAGACCGACGACGGCCACGCCAAGGTGGATGAGACGATACTGGGCAAGCTGCCCTATTCCATCGCCCCCATGCTGGCCGAGTACTTCACCATCGTGAAGCGGGTTGGGCAGTTGTCCGAGGGTGAGCAGGCGTGGCTCAAGCTGGTCCGCAATGGGCGCATCCACGGCAGCGTCAACACCATCGGAGCGGTCACCCGCCGCTGCACCCACAGTAACCCCAACGTGGCCCAGGTGCCGTCCTCGGGCAGCGCCTACGGCCACGACTGCCGGGAGCTGTTCACGACAACCCCAGGGTGGATCTTGGTGGGCGCCGATGCGTCCGGCTTGGAGCTGCGGCTGCTGGCCCACTTCCTGGCCGTCTCCGCCAAGGACGGCGGGGCTTACGCCAAGGTGCTCCTGGAGGGCGATGTCCACTGGGCAACCGTGGTGGGCCTAGGGTTGGCCGAGGGCTCCCGCATCAAGGATGACCCATATCACGACGCCTTCCGAGACGCGGCCAAGACCTTCATCTACGGGTTCCTCTACGGGGCCGGTGACCTGAAGGCCGGTGCGATCCTCTGGGATCTCATCATCAAGCTGCGGCGTGACGGGCTCGAATGGGAGAGCCACTCCAGGCGTCTCTTCGGGGCCTTCAATGATATTGCGCCGGACGAAGCCTGCATGGCTCGGGCGGGCAAGCGGGCCAAGACCCGGTTCCTGAACAAGACCCCAGCCATCAAGAAGCTCCGCGAAGCCGTGTCAGACCTGGCGCGAACCCAGGGCTTCATCCGGGCGCTCGATAAGAGCCCCGTCAAGATCCGCTCGGCGCACTCCGCGCTGAACACCCTGCTCCAGTCCGCTGGAGCGCTGGTGGTCAAGATGGCCACCGTGATTTTGCACAGGCTCCTCCATGAGGACGGCCTCGTCCGCGGCGTCGACTTCGCCCAAGTGGCGCACATCCATGACGAGCTTCAGATCGAGGCCCGCACCCAAGAGATCGCCAACCACATTGGCAAGCGCGCCCAAGAAGCCATGACGGCTGCGGGTGAACACTACCGCCTAGCTATTCGAATAGACGGCGAATTCAAGATAGGAGAGACATGGGCTCAAACTCATTAGGGCTGCCCCAACGCTTCTGGGACAAGGTCCGCCTTGCCGGCCCTGACGAGTGTTGGGAGTGGCAGGGTTGCCGGGATCGGGACGGTTACGGCCGCATCAATCTGGTTGGGCGCTCTTCCCTGGCCCACCGCGTAGTTGCGGAAGCCATGCATGGTCCTCTCGCCGGGATGGTGACCCGTCATGGGTGCGACAATCCCCGATGCGTCAACCCCCGCCACCTATCCCCAGGAACTCAGGCGGAGAACCTGCACGACATGACAGCAAGGGGGCGGCGATGTCGTGGGGAGAACCACGGCAACGCGAAACTCACCGAGGCCGCTGTTCGCCGGATCGTGGGCGTCTACGCAGGGGGCGGTGTCTCCATGCGAGTTATCGCCCAGAAATTCGGCGTCTCCCACCAACTAGTTTCGAAAATCATCAGCGGAAGGAATTGGAAGCATGTCGCGCCCCAAGAACTCTGAGGCAACCATAGTCGATGTCCTGGACCGGGCGCGGAAGTCTTCCTTCTCGTGCAAGTCCGACTTCGCAAGACGCAACGCCTTCATCATCGCCGCCTGTGCGAGCGAGGGCTATCTCACCAGTCGGGAAGCCACCGGCCTGTATGTCCGCCAGTGGATGATCACTGGCAAGGGCATCATCCACCTCGACCGCATGAAGGAGGCCAACCGTGGCTGACCCCCAGACCCTCTACGAGACCCTCAGGCGCACCCAGGCAGCCTATCGGGAGGCCCTGCTAGGTGGCTCCCCGGCCGAGATCGACGACGCCGAGCGGGCCTACCACTGGGCGTCCCTGGCATACCTCGAATTCGTGGAGCCCACCCATGCGTAAGACGCTGGAAATCCTCACCAAGGCGGATCGGCACGACACCCTCGTGAAGCTCTACCGGGAGCGCGACCTGAAGCTCCTGTCCTGGCGCCTCATCCAGGAGGCCCAGGGTAGCGGCTATCCCCTAACCCCCGCCGTCTCCGCCGCCTACCGGGAGTTCCATGACGCCGGCCTGGCGTTCGACGCAGCCATGAAGGAGGCCGCCAATGTCTGAGGCCCTCATGCCTTTCGTCTACGAGAATGTCCGGTGGCTAGACGAAGAGATTGCCAAGAC